CGGAGTTGAGGAAACAATTGAAGCAATTTGCTATTGTAGGGGCCTCTTCAAGCACGCAAGTGATGGAGAATGCCCAATAGTGACTCCAAGTATACCTCACTATCGAAGAAAGGTTGCGGACACGGCTGACTGGAAAATTGATGATGACTTCTTTAAGTATTTCGAAGATGATGATCTGATGAAGGAATTCGGTATAAAGTCCAGTAAACTGACTGAGGATTACTGTTGGCCCTCGAAAGGGGACGAGCAGATCTTCCAATCGTTAAGGTTTCATGCGCAAAAGAATAGAGAGGCTAGGGGGAATATGATTCCACCGACTCTCGTTGAGGAGCGCTTGATACTGAATGCGTTGGAGGAGTATTTCCGGCCAGTTATACTGGATTACTGGAAACAGTCTAAGAGAGAGTTCTCCGTTGGTTGGTTTTCCGATGCTCTCAAGGAGGTTGACTTGGACTCGAGTCCGGGCTGGCCTTGGAAGGGTGCTGGTTATTCAACTAATAGGGAATTCCTCTTTAAGCCCGATGGAGAATTGAACAAGCAAAATGTGGTTCTCTTGTTTGAGGCGGTGAATGATAGGTTAAGTAAATTGAAGGAAGGGGTTGCATCTGATGACATCAATTTGTTCATCAAGGATGAGCTGCATAAGAGGAAGAAGCGAGTAGATGGAGCCTGGCGGCTTATAGCATCAGTTGGATTGACTGATTGCATGGTAGACAGGTTCCTATTCGGTGATTTCTTTAACTCCATGTATAAGCCCTCGGGGTGGACTACGACGCCAAATAAGGCGGGGTGGTCCCCCGTAAAGGGGGGTTATAAGTGGTTTTATAAGCGGTATGGCGGGAGAAGAGTTTTGATGGCTGATAAGTCTGCGTGGGATTGGACGGTCCAAGAATGGGTCGTTGACTTAATCAGGGACTTCATGGTTCGTGTGTTGTGCACGGATAGGAATGGGGTCCATGATAAGAATCTCGCGCGCTTAATATGTAATCGGTTCGACTCCCTCTTTGCCGCGGCGCGGTTCAACGTTGGTGGATATTTGATCTTTGAACAATTCCTTGCCGGGATTATGAAGAGTGGATGTTTGGGTACTATTGCCTGGAATGGCATAGGACAACTTATATTAGATGTGTTAGCCAAGCTGCGGATGGGTCTTGACTTGGATAACCCACCAGATGCGATGGGGGATGATACTTCCCAATTGGAACCTTGTTATCCTAATGGAGAATATTGTTCCAGGGAGTTTTGTGACCAGTTGCAGATGGGGGGGTGTATAGTTAAGGAATTCGCGGTGGCTGACACTTCTGAGAATGAACCCATAGAGTTCGCTGGGACCTCATTCAACGCCGTTAAGGCTGTTCCTGCTTATAGGGTTAAGCATTTAGCCATGTTGATGACTGCATGTGAGACTAGGGAGTTGAAGGCGGAGGCATTGGTTTCATACCAACGCTTGTACGCTTTTGATGACTTTATGTTTCCTCGGTTAACTAGGTGGCTGATAGACCTAGGCGGGGAGGCCGTGACGAG